GACTGGAGTTATAAAGATAGAGATCTAACTAAAGGCACTATGTTAAGTGATCCTATTACTGGTTTAGTTGATCCAAGGCAGTATTTAGTATCAAGTTGAATTCTACCAACTGGAACTGGAGTTATTAATAGATTCTTTTATATAGATGGAGTACAATCTGCTATGGATATTAGTTTAAATTCTGGAATTAATGGATATACATATACAGAAGATTTAAGTAATAAATTATGGCCTTGTGGAAGCTATTTAATAGTAGGATTTGTAGAAGGTGGAAATATTAGTGATAGACAGATTAGATATGATATAGATACTACAGGTAAAGATTATGTGTTGTATTATACTAATTCAGCAGGTGGATGAGATTCATTACTTGTTGAGGGTAATGTTAAAAAGAATGATGAGATTAAATCTGAAACATATACTCGTAAGGTATTAAATACATCACAAGAGTTTGCAAGAAATAAGTATTTGAATACTATAACTTCAAGCTGGGTTCTTTATACTGGTTATTTAAATGATATTCAAGCTTCTAAGATGTTTAATCTAATTGAGAGTACCAAAGTATATTTGCATAATCTTAAAGATAATACTATCACTCCAGTATTGATTACAGATACAAATTGTGAATATAAAACTTATACTAATCAAGGTAAAAACAAGTTCTATTATACAATTAATGTAGAAGCTTCTCAAGATACTTATCGTAAATAATTATGAGAAAGAATATAAAACTATTTATTGCAAATAAAGAGGTTGACTGTAGTGAGGGAATTAGTCTTCCTATGACATATACTGTTGAGGATTTCCAAAACCCCACTATAGTCAAGAACTCGTTTAGTAAAACGATTTCTATACCTGGCACAAAGAATAATAATAAGATTTTTGGAGAGATTTATAAGTTAGATAGATTTCTCCATATAAAAGAAGGTAATTTCTCTGGAGTATATTTTGATCCTTCAAAACGAGTTGATTTTGGAATCTATAATAATGACTATTTAGTTGAATCTGGATATATGCAATTAAATAGTATATCTATAAAACAAGCTGTTATTACTTATAATATTACTTTATATGGAGGATTAGGAGATTTCTTCTATGGACTTAAATATAAAGAAGATGGTACTATTAGGACTTTTGCTGATTTACAATACTTTGTAACTGATGAAGATGGGAATACACTTCCTGCTGATACTGAACTTAATTTTTATATTAATAAAGATTTTGTAAATACTTGTTTTGACTGAAGTAAAACGAATGAAGGAAGTCAAATATATGATTATTTGACATTTATTCCAGCATATAATGGTTTATATGAAGATTTTGATAATGAAACTTGTTTAATAAATACTAATGAAAATAGTATATTTCCTACTAGTAAGACAGATTCAGGAGTTACATATACACCTTATAATGGGTATGGATTAGCTAAATTAAATAGAGCATATACAGAATGGGAGATGAGAGATCTTAGAAGTTATATGCAAAGGCCAGCTTTAAAATTGAGTAAGTTAATTGAAACTATCTGTAGAAAAGAGAATTCTGGATATGATGTAGTATTTGATCCTTCATTTTTTAATTGAAATAATCCGTATTGAAGTAAATCCTTTGTAGCTTTACCTTTATTATCTAATCTAGTAAGTGACGAAGAAGATGTAACAGAATCTGGCTTTTTAGTAGAAGATAGTAAATATAATTATCAGGTAGGTATAAATAAAGGAGAATCTACATCAAGTCCTTTAAAATTATCCATTGCATCACCTGATATTGTTTACGATTCTGGAATAATTGATTTAAGTGAGGCTGGATTTAGAAAAAGCCTTTCTACAACTTTTTATTTTAAGTTAAAGTTTAATCGAACTGCAGGAAATGTTGGGGATAGATATTTTTTTGGATTTAGAAGGTATTTTAGCTCCTCTGCTCCTTCTTTTTATTCAGCATATAGAGGATACGCTGATGTTTGGCTAACAATTACTAATGAAGTAGATGATACTATTTATACTTCTGAAATACATAGATTTACAAATTCAGGAACCTACTCACATCCTATAGCTAATGGGGTTAATCATTTTGGGTATTTTCAAAATAATGTATTTTATGATACTTCTTCATTAACTAATGATTTTGTTATTAATATTACAAATTTTAAAATTCCAATTAATAAAATTAAAATTAAACTTAATGTTGTATGATCTACTGGAAATAGTGTTCGCCCTACTGGATTATTAAGTGAAGTAATAGAAAGAGGAGAGGATTACCAAGCTATTCCAAAAGGAGATCTTATAGTAGATCTTACTTCTCCCATTGAAATTACTACTTCTACAGAGGTACTTCAAAGTAATGCATTATTAACTAAAAAATTATTATTAAAAACAGAACAATCTCCTGCTGATTACTTATTGAGTTATGCAAAACTATTTGGGTTATATTTTACAAAAGATATTGATAGTAAAACAATTAGAATATATACTAGAAATAATTTCTTTAAGAATATAATCTCTGATTGGAGCAAGAGAATAGATTATTCTAAAGATTTCAATGTAAATCCAATATTATTTGATAAGAAGTGATATAGAATGAGTTCTGAAGGTCCAGAAACTTATTTTTATAAAAAATACAATAAGGAATATTCTATATTATATGGTCAACAAAGATTAAATACTGGTTATAATTTTAATTCTGAAACAACTGAACTGTATAGTGATAATATATATGAAAATATAGTTTCTGCAAGATGGAGAAATAAATATTTTAGAAATTTTTACAATTCTTCTTCCCTTGTAGTTCCTGCATTTATGAATGATAATATTACCTATACATTATTTAATAATAGCACTACTGAACTTAAGACTATAGATCAAGAGTTATACGGAGCTAATTTTATAGATCCCTCTAAAACCACAGAATGATATAAAATCGCAGGTAATGATATATTTGCCAAAAATGTATTTTTCTCAATTGATGGTAATGAGGAATCTTTAGAGGATATCTCTCAATCCCTAGTATTCTTTAACGGTAATGTTCCTTTAACTGATGTAAAAGGAAATGAAGTAACATATTGAATTACAGATGATCTTACAGAAATGAACATATTAAATGATCAGGAAATGTGTTATATATCTACTAAAAGTGAGAAAGATATTAGGGGGAATAAAATTGCTATAAAGAGAACTGTATTACCTCAATTTACAAGGTATACCGTTTCGTCCTCTAATGTTACTGCTTCTTGAGATTTTGGATTACCACAAGAGATTTATATTGATGATATAACTTATAATATCGGAAGTACTATTTATAGTAGATTCTGAAGTGAATTTTATAATGATCAATTTGATGTAAATACTAAAAAAGTTACCTGCTTTGTAAGATTAGATGATTTAGATGTTAAGTATGATTTACTTAGACAATTCTATTATTTTGAAGATTCTTACTGGGTACTTAATAAGATTGATGCTTATGATATTAATTCAGATTCTACAGTTAGATGTGAATTTATTAAAGTTCAAGATATTAATAGTTATTTAGCTGGAGTTCAAAATCTAGGTGAATATATATCATTTGATGATTCAGATCCAGTTGTAGATTATAAAGCTGGGACTAAAAAGATTACAGTTACTTCTAATATTCCTTGAGAATTAGGATGATATAGTCCAAATGAAATTGTAAGCATTACACCTGAATCTGGGCAGCTTGGAGAAACAGAATTGACAGTTACATATAATGAGAATACTACATATGACCAAAGGAGTTTCTATTTTAGTCTTTATAAACAAGGAAGTATAGATGGCCCTCAATGTATGTTTACTCAAACTCCAGACCCAAATAAAGCTATTCTTATTACAGGAAAACTTCAAACTTCTACTGGAGGTATTCCTTCTGGCGTTAATCAGATTCTAACTGAAAATGATAATTTCTTAAATATCACTTATATGAGAGATGATGGAAGTTATAGAATATATGCTCAAAATGGAGTTCAATTTTTATTTAGAGTATCTGACGGACCAACAGGAACAATTAAATATACAGAGAATTTAACACTAACAGAAGATACTGTTAAAAATATTACAATCTAATGGCACAAATAGAAATTAAAAAAGTAATTAGTGTAGATACTAAATCAAGTAATAAATCAATAAATTCTTTAAAGAAAGATATTGATGCATTAACTAATTCGCTGAATGATTTAGAGATTGGTACTAAGGAATATAATGAAACTCTTTCATTACTTGGTAAGAGACAATCAGAATTCAATAAAATTAATGAGCAGATAGCAAGATCTTCAAGAACTACTGCACAGAGATTTGAAAGTGTAGCTAAAATATCCACTGGCTTAGCTAGTGGATATGGTGCTGCAACTGCTGCTATTACTTTATTTGGCAAAGAATCAGAAGATTTAAATAAAGTAATGGTTAAGTTACAATCTACTATTGCTTTAGTTCAAGGTGTGGGAGGTATAAAAGATTTGATTGAAGAGCTACCTGCTTTAGGGAATTGATTTAAGAAGTTGGTAGATTATATTACTCCTTTTAATACTGGATTAGACAATGCTGCTAAAAATCTTAATAATATTGATGCCGCTAAACTAAATAATATTGGCACTTCTGTTGGAAATGTTGGTACTGAATTGGGAAATATTTCTAAAGTTGTAAAAGATTTAGAGGGGGCCAATATTAATTTTAAAGGAGGTATGATTCAAGGAGTAATGGGCACTCCTGGGGAAATAAATTCTACTAATAAAAGCGTCTCTAATACCATTCCCATAGTTGGCAAATTTAATGATACTGTTAAGAATTCTGCTAACAGTATGAAAGTCACCAGTGAAGAGTTAGAGAGATTAAAAAGGAATTCTCCAGCAATTGCAGCCGCATTGAATAAACAAGCAGATGCTGCGAAAGGGCTGGCAGATGGGACTTCACAAGCTGCTAAGGCAACTACAGCATTTTCAAAAGCAACTACAGCTCTTAAAACTATTGGTAATGTAACAGTATGGATAGCTTTAGCTACAGCTATTGGATTAGCTATTAATAAGGTAATAGATTATGTATCTTCTATAAGAACAGCTGCTAAAGAGCAAGAAGAATTTAGAAAATCTATCACTGATGCTACTAATCAAATTTCTTCTAAGTCTATTGCTATATTTAAAGAGCTTCAGATAGCATATGAGAGTGTTGGAGATTCAGCAGATGATAAACGTAAATTCATTGAGCAATATTCAGATAAGATTAAAGAGACTGGATTAAATATTACTGATGTAAAGACTGCTGAAGATGCCTTTGTAAATAATACAGGCAATTATGTAGAAGCCTTAGAAGCAAGAGCTAAAGCACAAGCTATTGAACAGGCAGCTATCAAACTTTATGAAGAATATCTAAATAAACGCACCGAATTAGAGAATAAGATTGAAGATACTAATTTTGGGGAAGCTTCAGCTTGACAGGCTTTTAAAGCTACAGCAATGTTCTGAAAAGATTATTCAAATACAATTTATGAGTACACAAAGCAAAATAAAGAGAATACTTATAAACAGTTGGATGATTTAAATAAAGACATTGAGAAAAGGCTTAGAAAGCTATTTGAGGATGTAGCAGATACTAATAAAAAGTATGGTGGATTCTTTAATATTCCAACTATTACAAAGAACACTACTGAAGCTAAGAAGGTAATTAATGAATTTGATGAATGGCTTCAAAAGAGATTAGAGGATAAAGACCCAGTAGATGAACTTGAAGATGAATATATTAGACTATTAGCATTAGCTATTAAGTATAATAGGGGAATTGAAGAGGTAGAAGCTTGGCATCAGGAAGAGCTTAAAAAGATTAGAGATAAAGCTAGAGCTGATGAAGAAGCTAAGCGTAAGGAAGATGCAGATAAAGCTTGGAATGATCTACAGTCTGAATTAAAAAGGATTAGAGATTTATCTTCTACAAGTAATTTGAGAGAGCCAAGAGAGCAGACCTTTCAGACTACTTATACTCAAGGTATATCGAAAGCATTTGGATTAGCTGGAGATTACGAAGGAACTGGATATAAGTTTACATATCAAAGTAGAGAAGATTTAGAGAACCAGTATAACGCTCAAATTGAATATAATAATAATTTACTAGCATTAACTCAAAGTCGAATCGAGCAGGAAAACTCTTTATTAAATCAACAGTTAATGAATGAGCAGCTTACTGCTGAACAGAAGCAAGAGATACAAAGAACTCTTACTGAAAATAATATAGCTCTATCAGACGCTCAATTAGCTAATGAACAGGCTAATACACAAGCATACCAAAATCTTCAAAAAGCAAGGCAGCAAGCTTTACAAGGTACTTTATCTGTAGCTTCTAGTATTGCTGGAAGTATGGCAAGTATTTGAGGAGAGGAAAGTAAAGTAGGTAAAGGATTTGCTACTGCTCAAGCATTAATTGACACTTATTCTGCGGCTAACTCAGCATATTCAGCTATGGCTGGCATTCCTATAGTGGGCCCAGCTTTAGGTGCTGCCGCCGCTGCTGCAGCAATTGCAGCTGGTATGGCTAATGTTAAAAAGATTTGAGAGGTAGATGAAACTAGTGGAGCATCTGCATCTTTTGCTTCTGCATCTGTTGCAGCACCTGCTGCTTTAAACACTGCTCCTGTAGAATATACTCGAAACTTACTTGGTGATAAAGAGACTGATTTATTAAATGAACCTGTTAAATGCTATGTAGTTGAGAGTGATATTACTAATGCTCAAACTAAAGTTGCAGTTACAGAATCAAATGCAAGTTTCTAAAGTGAGTAAAATTTCTGACACACTACTATGTAAGTTGCTGATTATCAGTGCTTATATAGTAGTGCTATGTCAAAATTTATTTATCTTAGATACAAATTTGAGTAAAAAACTTGACATTTGATAGTATATAAATATATAAAAATAAAAGATTGTAACAATATTACATTTTTAAAATAGCTTATATATTAATAAAAAATGGAAAAAATGTATAATGATCTTCCATTATATCAAGCAATTATTGCTGATGATTGTGATGGAATAGAGTTCGTAGCATTGACCAGTAAACCTGCAACCCAAGTTAATTGGCTTGCTTTTGGGGAATCTCAGAAGTTCTCGATGGATGAAGAAAAACATATAGTTACTTCTTGTTTAATGGTATGTGATATACCTATATTTAGACGGGATAGTAAAAACGGAGAATATTATATTCAATATGATAAAGAAACTCTCCGTTTAATGGCTGAAAAAATGATGTATGATAAGAGAACTACTGATGTAAATATTGAACATTTGGAAGATTCAGTAATTCCTGGAATAATTCTTCAAGAACTATATGTTAAAGATATAGATAGAGGAATTAATCCAGTTGAATTTGCTGATTGTCCAGATGGTTCATTATTTGCTACTTATAAAGTAAATAATCCTGTTATATGGGATGCAATTAAAGCTGGAAAGTTTAAAGGGTTCTCTATTGAGGGATTGTTTACTTTAGAAAGACAATCTGATGAATATGAGGAACTTAAAGAGATTCAAAAAATGTTGAGAAAAATAAAAAGAGTTAAATAGAATGTATAGTGGAGTTATATATCTAGCAACAAATCTTATAAATGGCAATAAATATGTAGGACAAACAAATAATTTCTTGAGAAGAAAGAATGAACATAAATACAGTTCTAATCTTACATATTTTCATAGAGCGATTAGGAAATATGGATTCAATAACTTTAAATGGGAAATTCTTCAAATCTTTTGTTGTTCTTCTACAGAATTATTGAAAAGACAACTAAATAATGCAGAAATTAAATATATTCAGTTATTTGATACATTAAATAATGGTTATAATTTAAATGAAGGTGGAGGTTCTAATACTGGATTTAAACACAGTGAAGAATCTAAACACAAAATGTCTTTAAAACAGTCTGGAAGAGTATTAAAGGATGAAACAAAATTAAAGTTAAGAGAATGTAGATTGGGAACTAAACAAACTGAACAGCAGAAAGAAAAAGTAAGTAAACGTATAATTATGACAGATATTAATGATACTTATATATGCACTTGGAAATCTGCTATGGACGCTGAAAGAAACGGAAATTTTGATCATAGTGCTATTATAAAATGTTGCAAAAATAAACAAAACTATCATAAAAATTTTAAATTTAAGTATGAACAAATTAACTAAACTGAGAATCGAACTTAGTAAACTCTTAGCAAAATTTAACGATGTTAAGACTAGTGCTGGAGTTCTAACTTACGATGGTAGTGAGGATGAGGATCTAAGGGCAGGTATGAGTGTATATACAATGGATACTGATACTGGCGAATATGCACCTGCTGCTGATGGTGAGTATATTACCGAGGATGGCAAAACTATTGTTGTTAAAGACGGTAAAGTAGAATCCATTACTGATCCTAAAGCTGAAGTTGATCCAGATGAGGGTATGAGAACTGTTGAGGTTGATGCTGCTTGTGGAGCTAAGAGAGTAAAAGCTGAGGAAGTTGCTGATCCTGCTGTTGAAACAGACGGTGTTAAAGAAACTGAGACTGATGCAATCGACGCTATTCATCGCGAAATTAATGAGCTTTATGACATTGTTGATAAGCTTGTTAAGAAAGTAGCTGAATTAGAGGGTAAATCTGAAGCTACAGAAAAGACGGTTGAAAAGATGAGTAAGATGAGTGCTGCTTTTTCAGCAGAGGAAACACTTGAAAAAGGTTTAGAAGATAAATCTTTTGTTTCTAGTGGAGATCCTACGATTGATAAGAAACTTAAGAACTTTATTGGGTAATGTATCATTATATTTATAAAATCGACTTCCTACATCCAAAACATATTGGCAAATATTATATAGGAAAACGAACAGTTAATTATAAGCCAGAAAATGATAAGGCTTATAGAGGCAGTGGTCGGTTTTGTAAATCTTTTTTCGATAAATACGGAACAGTTGGTACATACCGTAAAACAATAATTGAACTGAATGCTTCTAAAGAAGAAAATGCTGAAAGGGAAGCTTATTGAGTTGGAGATTTATGAAAAACAGATCCGTTATGTATGAATCAAGAACCTGGAGGATTAAAAGGAGGAAAAAGACAAGGTCATAATCACTCTGGAGAGAAAAATCCTTTTTATGGCAGACATCATACAGAAGTATCTAAAGCTCAAATCTCTAAATCAAGAGTTGGCTCTAATTGGCATAAAGACTATAACATTGGTTGTTATTCTTTAGACGGAAAATTAATTAAAATGTATAAAACGAGAAACGAATTAAAACTAGATGGATTTAATCCGAAAGCTATTGATAATGTAATAGCTGGAAGATCAAAAACTCACAAACAATTATTATTTAAAATTTTATAAAATGGCAAATTCACCAATTATGACAACGCTTCCTGCTTATGTGGAGCAAAGACGTCTCCCTCTTATTAAGGAAGCGGTTTTAAAAGCTAAGAGTGCAAGTTTGTTTAATCTTCAGACAGATATTAAAACTGATGCTACTCTTAACCTGTTATCTACCGATGTTCAGTTCGGTGATGGTCTTACTTGTGGTTGGGATGAGGCTGGAACTCAGACTCTTTCTCAGAGAATTCTTAAGACTGGTAATATTAAGATTAATATGGCATATTGCGATAAGGCTATGCTGAAATACTGGACTCAGTATGCAGTTAAGGTAGCCGCTGGTCAGAAGACTCTTCCTTTTGAAGAGGATTTCGTAAATGCTGTTGTAGAGAACGTAAAAGAGGCTATTGAGATAGCTATCTGGCAGGGTGATACGGCTTCAGAAACTAATAACTTGAAGTATTTTGATGGTCTGCTTAAGATTCTTGCTGCTGATGCTGGTACTGTAGATGTAACAATTGCTGGAACATCTGCTTATACTGATATTATGGCAGTTTATAATGCAATTCCTGAGAAGGTTCTTGATGGTGCTTCTATTCTTGTTGGTGCCGATATGTTCCGTAAGTTCGTAAATGAACTTGTTGAGAAGAACTATTTCCACTATAGCGGAGAGAGCCTTAATGGTGAGATTTATCTTCCTGGTTCACAGGTTAAGGTTATTGCTGTTAATGGTCTTAATGGAACTGATAAGATTGTTGCTGGTCAGTTAGACAAGAACTTCTTCTATGGTGTAGATATGATGAACGATGAAGAGAAATTCGAATTGTGGTATTCACAGGATTTCCGCGAGTTCAGATTAGCTATTGAATTTAACGCTGGTGTACAAGTTGCTTTCCCTGACGAAGTAGTATTAGGCGCCAAGGCTTAATTTCAATAGATTTTATTAACTTCTAAATGATATTGAAATTATGGCTTGTTTAATAACTATCGCAGGAATCACACTTGATTGCCAACCTTCATTGGGTGGAATCAAACAGGTATGGATTACCCAGTATGCAGATGTTAAAAGTGTAACGGTTGATCCTGAGAGCAATATGATTTCAGATATTACTCTTGAGTCTTCAGCTAAATGGTATAACTACCAATTTAGAAAGGCTACTGGTTCTCTAACCTCAACTTTAAATGTAGATGAAAGTGCTGGTGTTAATTATGTAAGTAATGAGCTTGCTCTTGTATTTACAAAGATGGAAACCGCAAAACGAGTAGAGATTGCAGCTTTATCAATTGGTCAGCTTGCAGTTGTTGTTGAAGATAGCAATGGTAAGTATTGGTTCTTAGGTAAAGATGATTATGTAAGCGCTTCCGCTGGTACGGGTGTTACTGGTACTGCTAAAGGTGATCAGAATGCTTATACTCTGACACTTTCAACAGATTCAGATTCTTATCCTTATGAGTTATCTGCAGAAGCTATCCAAAGCGTTGTAGGTGCTTAATAACAGAAAGAGGGGCGAGTATTAATTTACTTGCCCCTTATTTTGTTTATATACCACATAATGAATAATTTATATTTTATAGAAAAATAATATGGCAATAGTATTCACATCAGAACCAGTAGCTAAAAATACTACAACTAAAAATTTAGATTTAATTAAAGCTGCTGAATGTAAATTACAAGAAAAATCTGTAGAATATGCACAGAATGCAGAGTTTGAAGTACTGCCAGATGAGGGATATGATGGAATGTCTAAGGTAAATGTATCTGTTGATGTAGTAGTTCCATTACAAGATAAGCACATTTCAATAGACAAAAATGTATCAATGACAGAAGTAACTCCTGATGAAGGATATTCTGGCTTATCAAGAGTTGAAGTTGATGTAGAAATACCAGTTGAGGATAATAAACAGGTTACTATTACTGAAAATGGAACTACTACTATCATTCCTGGAGATGGATATGATTATATAGAGATGTGTGACGTAATTGTTAATGTTCCTACATATAATATAGAAGATAATGTTACTAGAAGTCTTTTTGTAAGCTCAGATGGACCTCAACAATATACTCCTTCATCAGGTTATGATGCAATGAAGAAACTAACAGTACAAGTTTATATACAACAAAGTATTGAAAATCCAGGAGTAAGTTTAGCATATTATCAACAGAATAGTGTTCCTGATAATATTGTAGGATGGGAATCATTGACTGATGGAAGTTATAAATGTGCTTCTTCAGAATTAAAAACATTTGATAAAACATTATCTTCATTAAATATAGGATCAAGTATGTTCTTATTTTGTTCAGGATTAGAGGTCTTTTCGTCTGATTTAAGTGCATTGACGGAAGCAGAGAATATGTTTGGCAGTTGCTATAATATTAAAGATATTACATTAACTGGAACATTAGATGTTGATTTAAATTTAGGAGGTACTAGTAGTACTAGAATAACAGTAGATTCATTAATGTCAGTAATAAATGCATTAGTAGATTTAACAGGGCAAGTAGAAAAAACACAAACAATTGGATCTGCAAATCTTGCAAAACTAACAGATGAACAAAAAGAAATTGCAACTAATAAAAATTGGATACTAGCATAATGGAACATTTACATATTAATAAAACTGATAAATTCATTATACTTACATCAGATGAAGGGTATTATATTACAAAGTATGATGGATCTAATATTAAAGACTATTGTGCATTTACAATAATGTATTGTCCTTTAACTATTAATGTTAATAAGTATTATATTGTTGATGAATTAACGCATAAGTCATACTTAAAAGATAAAGAATTAATTAAAAAATAAACAATATGGAAAATACTATTCTGCCTTACCTAAATGTATTAGAAGTAGATACAATTGATAAGTCAAATGTTACTAAGGTTCTAGTAATAGATAAAGATGATGAGGTAAAGGTTATGGATGGTTCTCAGTTAGGATCAAGTAACTATCAAGATCTTCAATTTAAGCCTGAAATCAATGGGGTTGAATTAAATGGGAATATTCCTTCTAAAGAATTAGGAATTCCTTCTATTGAAGATGTTGACAATCAAATTACAGAGAAACTTATTGACTATCCAACTAAAGAAGAAGTAGATGCCAAACTTGAGGAAAAACAAGGAGTATTTGCTCCTCAAGCTCCATTAGCTTTTAATGAAGATAAGACTCAATTATCTGTAGATTTATCTACTTATGCAACTAATGATAAGGTTAATACATTAGAAACTTCTTTAGAAGGAAAAATAGATCTAAAACAAGATAAAGGAGATTATGCTTTAAAGAGTGATATTCCAACTAAAGTTAGTGAGCTTACTAATGATTCTAACTTTGTAACTGAAGCAGAGGTTTCTGGAGATTTAGCAGGTAAAGCAGATAAGACTTATGTTGATGAGCAGCTTGCTACTAAACAGCCTGTAGGAGATTATGCAACAAAAACAGAACTTGCTGGTAAAGCTGATTCTTCTGTGGTAGAATCTTTATCTACTCAAGTAGCAACTAATACTTCAGACATATCAATTATTAAAACAAAGCAAGAAGAAGATGGAAATAAGATTGATTCACTTGATAAAGAGATGGCTACTAAGCAAGATTTACTTGTAAGTGGAACTAATATCAAAACAATCAATAGTCAGTCTTTACTTGGAAAAGGTAATATAGAAATTAAAAGTGGTTCTAATATTCCATTTCTATTTATAAATTCCACTATTCCTCTTTGTGGAGATTTCGCTGCTGTTAAGAATGCTATACTTAATAACGCACCATATGAGCTTTATTATGTAGGTATTCTAGGTTATAATGATGTATCTACTCCAGAAGTATGTTTTGCTTCAGGAGAAAGTATTCAAGCTACTTTCCATTTTGAAAGTATTACAGCTAATCATACTGTAATTCTAACTACTATTACTCCAACTGGAGTATCAGTAGATACTAGTTATCATAGGTATCAAGAGGAACTAGTCTCTGAGACTAATATAAAGACTATTAATGGTGAAAGTATTTTAGGAGAAGGTAATCTTGAAATATCTGGAGGGACTACTGACTATACTCAGTTAACAAATAAACCTCAGATTAATTCTGTTGAGTTATCTGGCAATAAGAGTTTATCAGATTTAGGTATACCAACTAAGACATCTGAGCTTACTAATGATAGTGGATTTTTAACTTCTATTCCTGATGAATATGTTACGGAAACTGAATTAAATGCAGGATTAGGAAATAAACAAGATACTTTAGTTAGTGGAACAAATATCAAGACAGTTAATGGAGAAAGCTTGTTAGGTAGTGGAAATATAGATATTGAGAGCGTTTCTAATCCAGTTACTTATGGAAGTGGAACTCAACCACAAGTTCATACTATTCTTGTGGTAACTCAATCTGAATATGATGCTATTTCAAGTAAAGATCCAAATACTCAATATTTAATTGTAGAGTAATATGAATATTCGAGATAATTTAAAAGCTTTTTATGTAGGTAACAGACAAGGTACTGCTATTTATGTTGGCAGTACCAAAGTCTGGCCTTGTCCTCCAATTCCATTTATAGATGATACTTTTCGTAAAGCAGTTGCAAGACAATATTTAGGAAGTGTAAATTCAATAATTACAGAATGTAATAATCCAGATGTTATTAGTTGATATATAAATCCTACTTCATCTAACCCAAAAACTTCTATATTTAGAGCAGATTCATCATTACAGTATCAGTTAACTACATCTATAGATGCTCAAAAATATATTACTGAAAATACAGATACTGATTTGTATTATTTATTTGCTGGATGTCGTAGTTTAACATATATATTACCTGATATTTTTATTGGTAAAAAGAGGATGTATGGTGCCTTATCTGGAATTGGAGCTACAGAAATAGATCCATTAGATCTATCTAATGCTGTAGATTGTACTGGATTATTTAGATATTCAGAACAATTAAAAACAGCACCTCAGATAACTTTTTCTTCAACTAAAAAAGTTACTGTTTATCAAATGTTTAGGTACTGTTATAGGCTTCAATCTGTTCCGCAATATGATGCAAGTAACTGGAGTAATTTTTCTGATTTATTCAGAACTGATGATGAGAGAGATCAAGAATCTAAAGATTTCACCCTACTTACAGATATTGGAGGTTTTACAAATATTGGGAAGGGAGTCACTATGAGTACATATACATTGCATTTAGGAGGATTACCTGCACTTACTGTTCAATCTATAAATAATATAATAGAAGGACTATATTCAGACGCATCTAAGAATCCTACTATTGTTTTTAATAAAGTAATCTTTGACTCTTTAACTGAAGATCAAAAAGCCCAGATAGTTTCTAAAGGATGAACAATATCATATTCTAATTAAATACACTATGAAAATTGAAATTAAAGAAAAGTATAAAGTAGTTAAACCTGAAGATAATATGCTTCTTACTAACTATAAAGACGAAATGGATATTAAAGGGTATAACTCATTTAAAGAGTGTATTTGTCCATTAAATTGTGATTTAGAACATTTAAGAGAGATAACATTAGAGCAGGATTCTGAATATAAAGAAACTGCTAAAACAGCTTCAAAAGAGTATGAAGAATCAATAAAAGTTAAATAACGATGATTATATTAAAGAATACTAAGAATACTCAGACCTTCTATGTAAGTAAGAAATGTGGTATTGAATCTGGACAACTTCCTGTTGGTTCTTATACTAAGATTGAAGCAGATGAAAGATTCCAACCTAAAGGTAATTACATTTCTGAAGAGAAAGCAGAAGAGTTAATTGATACTAAAGTAACAGAAAGTATTGAAGAGCAAGTTCCCCTTTTAGTAGATCAATCTATAGATGCTAAACTTGTTCCAATTAATACTGAGATTACTAATCTTAAAGGAGAAGTTGGAAACAATTCTTCTAAGATTACAGCTATTGAAAGTAAGCAAGAAGAGGATGGACTAAAGATTGATGCATTAGATAAGGAAGTTGGGACATTAGATGCAAATAAAGCAGACAAATCGGAACTATCTAATTATGTAACATTAGAAGTATATAATACTAAGGTTTCAGAATTAGAAGCTGCTATTCAAGCTTTACAGGCACAAATCGGAACTATCTCAACTACTCTTGATACAATTAATGGTGAAATTCCAAATGAATAGAGTATTAACAAATTATCCTAACTATAGTGTATCTTCTACAGGAGATGTATATAGTAACCCATTGACTTTTAAAGATTCTATTGGAAGAACCAGAAAACAAATACATAAAAAGCTAAAACAGCATATAGATAAATATGGCTATAATTATGTAATTCTAGTATCTGGCTTAGATAAACCTAAAGCTATTAAAGTTCACAGACTAGTAGCAGAAGCATTTATTCCAAATCCTGACAATCTACCATATGTTAACCATATAAATGAAAATAAGACAGATAATAGGGTAGAAAATTTAGAATGATGTGATGCAAAGTATAATAATACATATGGAACTAGAATAAATAGATGTATTGATAAAATTAGTAAACCTGTAGGGCTATTTATTAATGATTTACTAGTTAAAACATATAAAAATGCAATTGAAACATCAATAGATGGGTATACTCATAGTAGAGTTATAGATTGTCTTAAAGGAAGAACAGACACTTATAAAGGGGTAAAATTTAAATATATCTAATATGGCAAATACAATTTCTGATAAATTAACGTATCTTGAAGGTACTAAGAGTGCCATTAAAGATGCTATTGTAGCTAAAGGTGTTGCTGTATCAGATTCCGATACCTTTAGAAGCTATGCAGATAAGATAGGACAGATTTCTGGGGG